ATTCGAGACGATGAGCAGGTTGACCTTGTAAATTTTGCCGGACGCCGCCGAATTGGTGACAATGGCCGTCGCGCTCGTGCCGACCGCCTGGACCGCTGTGTTGCCGTTGATGGTCGAGACGGCAACAATGTTGGGGTTAGACATGTCTATTCCTTTAAGGGTTTAGCCGCCAAAGACGATGGCCATCGCGATGGCTTTGCCAGTAGAAGCGCCCGCGCTGCTCTGGGTGCTGCCATCAGGAAATTTGAAGCCCCCACTGGTGGATTCGATCGTGCCAGCTACTTCTAATTTGTTAGTTGTAGGGGTGCGTCCGATGCCGACCCGGCTGTTATACGCGTCGACGCGCATCACCTCGCTCGAAGCGATAGTGCGAAAAATATGCGTTGATGCGTCGTAGTAGTTGTTAGTGTCCAGGCCCAATTCGATATTCGGCCCGGAAGTCCCATTCCCACCGCCCTGCAAAACGAGGGTAGTATTACTCGTTTCACCTACCCCAAAAGTGCGGGAAGACCCTGCATTCGCAGCGATCGTCAGATTAGAAAACGTCCCTGCCGCTGGAGTAGTATCCCCGATAACAGTGTTGTCGATCGTGCCGCCGTCGATGTCCACGCCGGTCGCCGCCTGTGTTGCCATCGTGCCCAGGCCAAGCGATGTCCGCGCCGTCGCTCCGCTCTCGGCCACCCAATTTGCCCCGTTGCCAACGACGAAGTTCCCGTCCGTGACCGCCAAACCCGCGATGTCGTTGAGGCCAGCGTCATAAGCCTGAACGTCCGCACCTATGGCCACGCCGAGGTTCGTGCGTGCCGCCGAGGCCGTGGAAGCACCCGTGCCGCCGTCAGCCACCGCGAGATCAGTGATGCCCGAGATCGACCCGCCCGTGATCGCCACCGAATTGGCCGCTTGGGTCGCTATCGTGCCGAGGCCGAGGTTGGTCCTAGAGGCAGAGGCCGAGCTGACATCTGACAAATTGTTGGCTGCTGCCAGCATGCCAGCCGATGAGATATATGCAGCGACCCAGGAGGAGCCGTCGTATACCTTCATCGCATTCGCGACGGTGTCGAAGTAGAGATCCCCCGTGTCCAGGCCAGTGGTCGGAGCGGTCGCTGACGCGCCGTGATACTGGCCCCGGAAAGTCGCTAGGTCGGCGGCTGCGCTACTAGCCGAATTTGAAGCCGATGTGGCTGACCCCGCCGCTGCCGTCGCGCTGGTGGCGGCGCTGCTTGCCGAGGTAGAGGCGCTGCTTTGCGAGGTGGCGGCGTTGCTCTCCGAGTTGGCAGCGTTCGTCGCGGATGTCGCGGCACCTGACGCTGACGTGCTGGCACTAGTGGCGGAGGAGCTGGCGCTGGTGGCGGAGCCCGCCGCCGACGCCTCGCTGGCCGCAGCCGCCGCCTCACTCGCCGCCGCAGCGGTCTCACTGGCCGCGCTGGCCGTTTCAGACGCTTGAGCGGCAGTCTTGGCCGCTTCCGCCGCAGTCGCGCTGGTGGAGGCCGAGGTGGCGCTATTGCTCGCGTCCGTTGCGCTGGTCGCCGCCGCTGTAGCAGAACTGCTCGCCGCTACCTGCGCGGCTGTTGCCGCCGTGACGATATTCCCGAGTGCAGAGCCGGAGACGGTGTTGGCGGACAGATCGCCAGTGATGACCAAGTCGCCCTGGATCTTCGCCGAGGTGGTCGAAAGCTCCAGCGCACTGGCGGTGCCCTCGCCATCCGAGACGTTCCGCAAGCTCGCGTCAACGCCGTTGCCGCTATTCGATACCTGGAGCAGATCCGTGTATGTGGATTTGATTGCGCGGTCTGTCAGTGCCGTCATTACTGCCCCCAGATCACGGCGGTGCCGTTCCAAGTCACGTCAACATCAGTCGCGACATAATCACGACCGCGCGCCGGGCGAGTGCCAAAGTTTATGGTCGGGGCGACGCCATCGCGGGCCATCTCTCTAGCAAGGGTCCGCTCGTATTCAGCCTGGGCCTGTTGATACGGGAGCCCCTTGGACTCCAGGAATCGCCAGACCAAGCCAGCGGTCATGATTTCTTCGTCAAGCCGCCCCACGTCCGTGTCCGCAGCCCAGGAAGCCTGTCCGGTGCCGCCGCTGCTCTCGCAGAAATGCGTCGAGACATACTCGTAGGCGAACGTGTCAGTGGTGTCGGGCGTTGGGTAAATCAGGATCTGGTCGCCCCGGATGCGCCAATATCGATCCGCCGCCGCGCCGATGTTCTGTGCTTTGAGATATTGCCATTGGTCCGCCCGCAGCGGCCCTGGCATGGACCGGCGCGTGGTCCGGTCAAACCAAACCATATTGAGCGCGTACCGAAAATCACTCGGCAATGAGTACGCTTCCTGGCTCGCCACCATGGGCTCCGTCTTCTCGACAAGAAGCCGCTGCCATTGATGCCGCCGAGACAGTTCCCGCCCCTCACGCTGGGCAAGCGCCAGCATCTGGACGGCGGTCGGATTGTTGTTCCCGACGATCGTGGCGGGGACCTCAAACTCTCCGACTTCTCGGAGAGCTTGCTGGGTCATCGTAAGAAGCGTCATTGTATCGTACGCTACGATCCGAGCGGGCGCTTACCGCCACGTTTCATCGGCTTCTTTTTCCCGTATCCCATTTGTTTCTCCCTGGCAGCAATCGCCGTCCGCAATGCACTTGCAGTCGGCGCATTGATAATGTCCGTGGACGTAAATTTTTGGTTTATCGCACCCGCAACGCGGGCAAACGGGGGAGCCCGTGGGCTCCCCCATCAGCTTAGAGCCCATCCGTCACAAACGGACGGGAAAGCTCGACATCGGCCACGCCGCCAGAAACAGCGGACGCGCCCTTCATGCCGGTGATGTAATCACCAGCAACAACAGCGTCGTCAATGCTACCAGCGGTTGCAGTCAGGTAGCAGTCCGCGTCATCCGCGAAGCCGGTCAAGGCCTTGGCAGACCCCTTGCCCTGGATCTGATACCAGCCGTACTCATTGGCCACAGACGCGGACATTGCGACCGCCACCGGCCCCTTGGCATTCGCAGCCGCGAGGGTGGTGGAGTAGTCGTCCGCGTTGTAGACGACGACCGAGCCGACCGCCGTGGACGCTACGCCCTGGAGATAGATAAACTCTCCAGAGCCCAGCGCCGTGCTGGCGTTATCGACGGCGGTGATGATGGTTCCCAGGGGCAATTTCTGGGAAGTCTCGTTCGCATCAATCGCCTGGGCGATCACATGCGAATTGCCCTGCGGGACAAAATTAGCCATGGTCAGGTTCCTTTCCTATCTGGCTTACGCGCAAATGACGCCCTGGAGCGATGCGTTGGAGCAGCACAGGTTGCCAGCCCAAACAAGCGGGATGACCTTGCTGTCCTGGTTGAAACCGTTCCGCTCTTCCAACGGAGTGAAATCACGATCCGGGTGATACCGGAGCTTGAGATAATCCGTGTTGAGGAAGTACATCCGGGTGGCGGCGCAGTTCGAGTCGTAGAACACGTCCGAACCGAGATACTTCAGCGCCATGAAGCCAGCGTCAGCCGACTGGTCGGTGCCGATCCGCTGGATGCTCTGGAGCGATTCCCAGTAGTAGGTGAAGTAAGTGTTGCCCGCGACGACCATATCCGGCGCATCGCTGTTGCGGACGCAGTCCAGATACAGCGTGTTCATCGCCGTCTGGATCGTGCTGGAGGACGCCGTGACGCCTTCAACCGAGAAATCGTACTTCTGGTTGCGCCAGAAGCTGTAATTGGCTCGATTGATTCCACCGTAGGTGCCCGTGGTCGGGTCATCGGCAACCGCAAGTTGCAAGCCGTCAAGGTCTGTCGAGGCCGACGCCGCGCTGTAAAGCTGGGACGCCAGCGTGTTCATCATCGACTTCTCAAGCACGTTGATCCGCGCTTCGAGGAGATCGATGACACGCTCCGAGCCGCTGTTCTGGACTTCTTCAAGGCCAGAAATCGTGACCGTGCCAGCAAGCTGACGCCAGTCAAAGACAGCGGAGGTCAACACATCCTGCGGGGTGGTGTCGATCACGTCGTAGTTGCTGTACATCGCAACGGTGCCGTTCTCGGCGTACTCAAGCTCTTGGATGATGTCGCGGCCAGAGGCGGGCATTTTATTGCCGCGCTCATTAATACGCATCAAAAGAGCGTTGTGGTTCATCACGTTATCGGAGAGGGTTTTGCTCCGATTACGCAGAGTCGTCGTAACGATCTCCGACAAATTGGGGTTAGCCATTGCCTAATTCCCTAGTTTGAGGCAGCGATTGCTTGCTGGAGAGTTTCGCGCAAGGACAACGGACGGGCTGGCTCGACGGGGGACACCTCCGACTTCACTTCGCGCCCGGCCCTTTTTGCTCGCTTTACACGGCGGGTTTGCTCTTCGGTCTGTTTCTCCTTCGCGGAGTTCAGCACCTTTTCCCGGACCTCCGGGATCATCCAAACCGCCTTGTCGTAAGCGTCCTGCAAAGACGTAGCCTGTTGCGATTGAAGCAGAGCCGTCATCTGAGGCATGACATCGTCCATAAACGGGTGGGCCAACTCGCCGTCAGCCGCCTTTTCGCCATGGAACGCTTCTACTTGCCGCAGGAAAACCGCTTCGCTTTCTCGTTGCTGTTGCTCTCGCAGCGCCGTCAGATATTTCTCCTGTTCAGACAAGCGATGCTGCAATTGCTTCACATGAGGATCGACCCACTCATCCGGGTCATCCTCGGTTGCGGCGGGCGCGGACAACTGACTGAGGTCCACGTTCGCCGATTGCGCCAGCCACCGCAGAGCTTCCACCGGCTGGGTTTGCAGGAACTTTTGCGCCTGGAGCAACTGCCCAATGGCAGCGGCCTCATCGACGCCGTTCAATGCAAACTGCTCGCGGTGGGGTGCGAGGACTTGCTCTAATTTCTCGAAACGGCTTCTATCTTGCGAAAGCTGTTTCGTCTTTTCTGTGTAGTCGCCCTCCATCGACTTGTAGCGCCGCAACACAAAATCGCGCGCCTCGGTCGGCAGGGTTTCAAACTCTTCCCGGTCTTCGCTAGACCAGTTGCTTGGAGCCGATAGATCAACCTCTTCGGCGGGCTCCTCTTCAGCCTCCGCATCGGTTGCATCGTACGTTACATCTTCTTCCGATTCCGCCGCCACAGGCGCTTCCGCCTCGTCAATGGCGTCCTCGACCGGAGCCGCCGATTCCTGCTTGTCGTCAGGATCGCCAGCCATTGCAGCGGCCAAAGCTTCTCGTAAAGACATAATTACTCCCTGTTTATGTTGCCAAGATTCGCGGGACGCTCGTTCCCGTACTCGATCATCCCGTGCCGCCGCAAAGCGGCCCGATGCTCAGACCGGGAGCCGATCATGGGCGCCCCCGGAAGGCCCACGGCGCGGTATTCCGGGATGTCCGAAACGACAAAAGGACCGGAGGTCCGGTCCTTTTTCAGAGATTCAGCGGGGACCCACTGATGGTTCCACCAAACAAATTTTGTCACATGCCACCTATGGTGCCGGTTCCGCCCGCGCCAAAACTGCCGCCTCCGACTTGGTTGCCTCCACCATCCATCCCGGGATACCCAAAGCCAAACGGATTATGATATTTGAAGGAGTTCAACATCCCTTGGACGAAATTAGCCACCCCAAAGGTCCCGAAAACATTTGCGGGGTTGGCCGCGCCAGCCATGTCGGCAAATGTGCCGGGGCCCGACACTTGGTCCTGCCCAGGTTGATAACTAGATCCCACGGCGGGGGATACCGGCGGCATGGACGCCTGGGCTTGCTGGAGCGCCAACGCTAGGTCTTCCTTTGGGACAAGGCCTGGGACGCGGCGCAGAAACCGCGTCATGTTCCGGGCGTAAATGTCTTCGTTGTCGCCGCCAAATTTGACGCCCGCCTCCCCCATCAGATAGCGGAGGTCTTGACCATCGTTGGTGAATGGGTCGAGTGTCGCTGATGTGTATGACGGGCCGAAATACATCGGCACCATCCTGTCGTCGCCGTCTCCTTGGCCCGGGACGTACCGGGTGCTTGCCAGGATTTTAGCCAAAGCCTTGGCTCGCTGGCTGGGCTCCGGCGGCTGCGGGGCGCCAACAGAAACCCCCGGCGGCGTGGCATAATCCGTGGCCGATCGGCTTTCGTACTGGTACGGCCCGACGCTAAAACTAACCATTAGCCTGCTCCAACTGGATCGCGCGGAGAGCCAATTCCTCCCGCTTCAGATCGCCGGACTGATCAATCTCCTGCGCCTTCAACTGCAACTTGGCGACCTCAAGGTCCTTGTCCTGCTGCATGTCTCGCTCTCGGAGATCAAGCTCTCGGCCTTTGATCCCAGCCCGGAGTTGCTCGATTTGAGCCCGCAGTTCTGACTCCTTGGCGCGTGCCTCACGCTCCACCAATGCCAACTGGGTAGCGGGGTCGGGGGCATCGGATTGTTGTGGCTGTGGCGGCTGTAGAGCCTCAAAGACATCCTCCAACTCCCGGCCTTTTTTGAACCCGCGCAAACCAAACATCAGCAATTGCTTCGCCGCCTCGAAAGGCAACGCGCCGGACTGCACTAATTGGCCCGCCTGGGAGATGAAGTTCCCAGCGGCGGTCAGCACCTCAATCCGTTGCTGCCGCTCCTCGGCCTCGTCGTAAGCAATGCTCTCGTCCGTCTCGATGTCGATCCGGTAGCCGCGCCCCATCTCGTCGCGCAGGGCCATGAACACGGCGGGCGTGATGCGGATCTGAGTGGCCGCGCCCATAACAACCGGGTCCAGATGCTCCGCGACCATCTCAGCCTTGAGCCGGATGACATCGCGGACAAAACGGATGACCTCCCGCTTCCGGTTGACCAATCGCAACGATCCAAAGAACGCCTTGGTGCGGCTCGTCGTGGCCGTTTCCCGATCCGCCGAAAC